CATATGTAGAGCTATAAAAACCGCCTTCACCTGACGAGTAAACACTACCAGTTGCTGCGAGATTAACACCTGTATAGCTGTTTGCTGCGTTTAAAGCATTAGCAGTAGCGGCGGTTGTAGCGTTTGTAGCATTAGTAACAGCTGTTGATCCAATTTGGCTAACAATGTCAGCTGCTGAAGCAATGGTTACGGTATTAGCTGCACTACGGTATAGCAAACCATTTGATGACAAGTTAGCTACAGTTTGTAGAGTCGCGCTGTAAGCCTGAACGTTTGTACCAATTGTTAAACCTAAGTTAGTACGGGCATCTGTTGTGTTAGACGCCCCAGTACCGCCATAAGATACAGCAATTGCGTTAGCCGCCCATTCGCCTGTAGCAATCGTACCTACACCTGTAATGCCTGTATAAGAACCAGTTAGACGACCTGTTGGAAGCGTGCCAGAAGTAATGTTAGACGCATTAGCTGTGTCTGTTGTTGCTGAAGGAGCTAAACCAGAAACGTTAGTTGCAGCAATCGCGATAGCTACGTTAGAAGCCGAAGTAACCTGCCCTTGGGCATTAACAGTGATTTGAGGTACTTGGCTAACCGTACCATAAGTATCCGCGCTTACACCCGTATTAGCTACACTAAAAGTAGTACTTGAAAGGTTTAAACCTGTACCCGCAGAATAAATTTGAGCTGAGCTAATTTGCGCAAATGTAATATTTGTTGTACCAAACGTAATACTACCTGGGGTGTTACATGTATAAGTTTCGCCCGCGCCAGTAGCACCTTGCTGTACAAACACAGTAGAGCCTTGACTTAGGCCATAGGGACTTGCGGTTTCAAATGTATCCGCGTCAGTTGCACGAGTTAAAACCCAATTAGTAGACCCTGACCCTGCATCGGTAACCGTATAGATACCATTTTGAGTAGCGTTAGTTTGTGTGTATATAAGAACTCGGTCATTAACACTGACCGTAACCCCATCAATTACAAGAGCTGTTTGAGCACCCGCATTTGTGAGCGTAGCGCCTACACCTGCTGTACCGTTGTTATATGATGTGTTTAGCGCCGTAGGAGACTCAACCCGAACTGGGGCATGGAAATGAATCGCCGCTTCAGACATAGTATCTACATAGGTCTTGTTGGCAATGTCGGTGCCGCTAGCTGGGGTTGTTGAGATTGTGCCTGAAGTAAGTGTAGCTACGTTAATAGTAGCTGTGCCTGTAACACCTAAATCAACAAAACCATTTTGTACCACCTTACCAGAAGCGTCTTCAAATACAGCGCGCTCAGATGGGTAAGTAATAAACGCGTCTTTAGTACTAGCACTAAAGTTAACTAGCGCCCCAGCAGCTGAAGAAGAGTAAACGGTATCACGGCTTAATTGATCTGGGGCGGTAAACGTACCCGCGCCAACTTCCCATTCATCCGTACTATGGCTAGCAATACAGTAATACACCGTTGACCCCGTAGGGATAGCAGTGTTAAACGTTTGAAACCCAACAACCGCGCCTAATAGCGTGGCTGAGCCTGTGCTGGTTACGCTTGTAACCTCTTTAACGCGGTCTTTTAGTACAAGAGCCATGTCAGGCTCCTATTAAGCGATGCGGATAATAGCTGTTGTGTTCGTAGCAGCTGGGAATTGAACTGTAAAATCACCAGTTGTAGATGTCTTGTCGCTACCAAAATCCAACACGGCTACAGCGGCATTCGCTTGAGTGCTGTTATAAATCAACGCGCCGCGGGCTGTGATGGTTGCTGCTGACCATGTAGTGTCTGCAAAGTCAATAAAAGCTGTTGTACCTGAACCACCATTAGTTGGGGTTGTAGTCACCGATAAAGTGTTTCCGCCAGTAACATAGTTACCACCAGAGGCTACTTCACCTGATGTTGTGTACGCAGTTGTGTCGGCATCTAAAGTCGCTGTGTTAGTGTACAAAGCAATTTTAAATGTGTTTGATGAAAAATTTTGCACGCCGTTCAAAAGTTGAATCTTGAAAGACGTTGGCATGTAGTTACCTGTAAAGGCCATTTTTTACTCCTGTTTATAACTTGTTGTACTGCAAACTGGTTTGTCCAGCGCGATAAGCATCGTTTCTTTCTAAACCATCGCCAAGACGTTTTAATTGCCCAATAGCTTCTTGGTATTTTGCTTCAATGTTAGCAATCATATCAGGTTCACCACGCATGTAAACATACGCTTCACGGAGAGCCCCATATAACAATACTGGATCGTAGTTATCCCCCAACCAGCTAGTACCAGCGGTAACGATTGATTCTGGGTAGAAGAAGTAATGAAGTTCTATCGCCAAATCGGCATTTGGCGTTGGGCCAAGAATAAAAGATAATTCTGTAGGATTAGCTGATCTAGGACCAAACAAAGCGTAGTACTTAGGGGTTCCAGTATTATTTGGGTTTGGGTAAGCTTGACGAATAAAGTTGACATCCTTGTTTAGCAAGTAATCATAATCCCCATTAGCATCTACCACGGCCATTGAAAACACTGAAAGAAAATCCGTAGGGCAAGCTAAGTATTTATTAGCTGTGGTCGCTGTACCAGTTACGTTTTTACGCAATCCTGGTAACTGGACGGTATTATAAATACGGTCTTCAGCTTGTTGAACAAATGTAGCTATCTGCTGTGCGGACGTCAAAGCACCAGCCGAAGCCGGAAAATCATTTTCAGCATACGCTTGAATTCTAGCGGATAACTCTGTGTAATTCATTAGGCCATTGGTCCACGTGCTTTAGTGCCTTTAGTAGCCGCACCAGTACCACGAATCTTGATTTCGCCATTTTTATTAATAACGTTATTGATTTTTTTAGTATATCCACCAACAGACATATTAACTTGGTCAACCCCGTTACCCGGTTTAGTTACTGCATCTTTAGCATTCTTCATTTTTTTACCATCCATAGTATGTGGCTCAGCGTAAACTTTGGCACTGCCAACTTCTTTACCGCCTTTTTTCATGCTGTATGCCATAATTTACCCTTAATTAGTCGTTACCGTTACTGTACCAAGTTGTGCGGTTGCAATCAAGTTATTTGGTGTTAAGCCTGTATCAAAAAGCCTAGCACCGCCGACTGGATTCCAACCCCATTGAAAAACTCTACTGCCGCCCGATGGATCGCCTTCTACGTCTAAACCAGATACTTGATAACTTACGTCAGGTCTAGGATTTCTAATTGCCTGCGGGTCATTAACCGGATACATGCCCAAAGATAACTGTGGCTGGTCTGGTTCCCAACATTCAGGACAAACAAGTATATTCACCTGCTTGGTTTTAATCGTAAGCTTTTTTAACTGCTTAAGCTTATATCGTTGAGCACACCTATCACATTCCGCAATCGCATACTTACCAGAAGCAAACCGATTAGGCATAATACATAGTCCTCGGCACGAATCTAATAGGAGCTTTCTCTCTATCTTCTTCTGATGCTAACTGGAACTGTTGCTCATAATCTGTTTTTAACATCATGATACGGTCTGGCGATACTTCAGGCTTTTTCATAGCAATGTAGTAAGCTAAACCAGCTACCATGCAAGGTATAAATCTAAATGGAATATCTTGTTCTGTAACACCACTACCAGCATCTTGCATACGACGTAATCTATAGTATACAAACACGTAACCACCGCCAGCATTAGGGGTAGGCCATACGTTGATTGAAGGTAAATTTTGTGTAAAAACAGAAGCCCCAATTAAATGAGAAGCTGCTGCTGTATTGGCCTGACCGCGGGCACAGTTTAATAACTGGTTGCCGCTGATGTTTGAGTAAACGATTGTTTCGTTATCAACTTTAATAAACCCAGATGTAGCTAAACCAATTGTTGAAGTTAGGGTAATAGTTGTGTCATCCGCGTCTATAACGCCGTTTAAAGTAGTTGATGCTACCCCATTAGTCTGCCCAGATTGACGGTTAATCCATACCTGAATAGGGCGTCCCTGAGTCAACTTGTTAGGGATAGTCATGTAGGTAGGCTCAGAAATACGACTGATGTTAATGTCGGTCTGATTAGTTGTACCGTTGTTTTGACGAATAGTCTGGTCTAGAAGATCAATTGTGTTGTTAGGTAGGGCATAGGTAGCCTGACCTGTATTCATCGTAATCTGGCCCTGTTCTACGGTCCACAAATTGATTCCACGGTTAGCCCACTCTACAGTAAGTAGGTTTAATGAACGTCTGGCCGTTTTAAAGTCGTAACCAGAACGAAGCTCAAGCCCGCATC